GCATGCAGCTTTTCCAGAAGGTGAAGGCAGTCCCCGCGATGGCCTCAGCACCATTGGCGGCGGCGGCTGGGGCACGTCAGATGCAGAGCCAGTTCCTCGGCTTCCAGATTGGCGGCGCGGAGCAAGCGGCGATGTCAGTGCCGTCTGTCACCCGCGCTATCAGTCTGCTTTCGACTGTCGTAAGTACGCTTGACTTCCGCAGTTACACGCTTCAGTGGACTGGGCAGCGTTACGAGAAGCTGTACGTCGAGGGCGAATCGTGGATGACGCGCCCGAACCCGACGGAAACCCGCAACTTCACGCTGTCAGTGACCACCAGGGACCTGATCATGCAGGGCCGGGCGTTCTGGATTGTCACCAGCAGGTACGCCAATGGCTTCCCGGCAACCTTCCAGTGGCTTCCCGCTGCAAACGTCAGCACTCCGAATAACGAGGGGCCACAGTGGTTCGGTGCGCCCGACGAAATCATGTTTAACGGAGTTCCGCTTAACCCCCGCGACGTTATTACGTTCCTCAGCGGGTCACAGGGCATCATTTACACCGGAAGCCGCGCTATTCAGTGCGCGATCCGCCTGGACGAAGCCGCCGCTCGGTTTGCAAGTAACGAAATCGCCGCCGGCTACTTGCAGCAGAAGGGCGGTGAGCCCATGAGCGGGGACGAGCTGGCAGAGATGGCGGCTGCCTGGGCACAGAACCGTCGTGAGAACGCCATTGGCGCACTTAACGAGTTCGTCAACTTCGAAGAGTTTGGTTCCGACCCGTCGAAGTTGCAGCTGGTCGAGGGCCGTGAGTATTCCGCGAAGGATTTGTCGCGCCTCATGGATATCCCCGCTTACCTGCTCGCAGTTGACCAAGCGGGTTCGATGACGTACTCAAACGCGCAAGAGGCCCGGCGCGATCTGATCGAGTTTGGTGCCCGACCGCTGCTTCACGCCATCGCAGAACGTCTGAGCATGGACGACGTGCTTCCCCGGGGTCGTCACGTCGAGTTCGACACTGACGCTTACATTGGCGAGATGGTCCACAACGAAACACAGCCGCCGGCCAACAATGGGCCGATGAATGACCAGTCACTGATGGAGGACTCAACCAATGCTTAGGTTTGACGCTGATGCCAGCCTGATTACCGCTGAGGCCGGGGACGAGAAGAGCCCGCCGCGCATCGCGGGCATCGCCGTGCCCTGGGACGTGGTCGCCACTGTCTCAGACGGTACGCAGGTGCAGTTCAGCCGTGGCGCGTTTGACGTGGCACAGAAGCCCGCGAAGTTGATTGAGAACCACGATATGACGCAGCTGCGCGGCGTGGTTAACGCTTTGGCGGATACGCCTGGCGGTCTGGAATTCGAAGCAACGCTGGCAGACACCCGGGCTTCCCGGGATGCCGTGGCGCTGCTGAAGGCTGGGGCATACGACTCTGTGAGCGTCGGTGCCAAGCCCATCAAGTTCACCACTTCGCCTGAAGGGGTGATGACGGTCACTGAAGCCGTGCTTGCCGAGTTGAGCCTTGTGGCACAGCCCGCATTCGCCGGAGCAGTGATTACGCAGGTGGCGGCAACCGCCGCCGACCCCGACCCTGATGAAGAGTCAGAGCCGGAAAACAACGATGAAGGAGAACCGGAAGTGTCCGACGCTTCAGAGGCCACGCCCGTTGAGGCAGCGGCCACCATCCCGACCCACCCCATCCTGTACGCGGAGCCGAAGGCCCCGTTCCAGATGCCGACCCCGGCTGAATACATCGCCGCCATGTTTGGCGACCCGGTGAAGCTCGAGGCCATGAACGCAGGCATCGCAGCCGCCGCGCCTGACGTGATCACCACTGACACGCCCGGTGTGCTTCCCACGCCGATTGTGTCGCCGGTCTACAACAACTTCATCGGCATGCGTCCGGTGGTCGACGCCATTGGCGCGAAGGCCATGCCCGCCGGCGGCAAGGTGTTCATCCGTCCGGAAGTCACCACCCACACTTCGATGGCCGTTCAGTCGGCTGAGAATGCCGCACTTCAGTCCGGCACGTTCGTCGTGTCAAGCAACCAGGTGACCAAGGCCGCATACGGTGGGTACGTCACCATTTCGGAGCAGGACCTTGACTGGACTGATCCGAACATCCTTGCCCTGGTGCTGGACGACATGTCCCGCATCTACGCTAACCAGACCGACGACGTGGCTGCCGACGCACTTGTGGCCGGCGCAACCACCACCCGTGTCCTTTCGGCTGCGAACCTGTCGGCCCCGGACAAGTGGGTTGAGTGGGTCTATGGCGCATCGTCGACCATCCTCTCGTCAAGCAACGGCAACCTGCCGACGCACCTGTTCGTCGCACCTGACGTGTGGGCGAAGCTCGGGCAGCTTGTGGACAGTTCTAACCGTCCCCTGTTCCCGGCCATCGGACCGATGAACGCCTTTGGCACCATGACGCCGGGCGTCGACTCGGCTGTCGCCTTCGGCCTCCGCGTGGTGGTCGACCGTAACTTCGCCAGCGGCACGGCGATCATCGGTGATCCGTCGGGCTTCGAAATCTTTGAGCAGCAGAAGGGCGCGCTGTCCATCGACAACCCGTCGACGATTTCCCGCACCATCGCATTCCGCGGGTACTTCGCCACGCTGATGATCGACGCTGACAAGTTCGTCAAGCGCGTCGCCGCCTAGTAACCGCTAAGCGTCCCGACTGCCCATGGCTACCTACACCGTCAACTTCCGGCAAGTGACCGACAACCATATGGTCGTTCAGACGCTGGAGGACACGGACATTGGTATTGGGCAGTCGGTGACGCTTGGCAATCTGGGGGCCACGCTGAACGGCACCTATACCGTTGTGGGCGTCCCGATTTACCTGTTTCTCGGAGTCGACGAGGAGGGCAATCACCTTTTCGACTATGACGAAATCATCATCAACCAGCTGCTGATGCAGAAGACCACAGCAGACGTGGCCCGGGGCGCAGTCAATGGCACCCTGACGTTCACGGAAACCTGCACGTGGGTTGACTCAGCATCAGTCATCGCATGGCTCGGCATTGCCGCTGCCACTGCGAACGACACTGCATTCATCACCAGCGCAGTTGCAGCTGCCAATCAGTTCGCGTACCGCCGGCGCAAGGAGTCCGGGTATTTCGATTCCCTGACAACTTCGCCTGGTAGCGACGTGTCACTGGGCACCACCATGTACGCCGCATCGCTTTACCGTGAGCGTGGTGCCGTGGACTCATTCGCGTCGTTCGATTCGATGGGTTCCCCGACGCCATTCGGCAGCATGGGCCAGATCATGCGCCTGCTGGGTGTGAATAGGTCGCAGGTTGCCTGATGGCACCCACTGGCATTTTCTACGCAGCACAGCAGACGCTGGTGAGCAGTCTGGCGGCACTCAGCCTTGCCGTAGTCACTGACCCGCGCAACGCTCGACCACTGTCAGTGCTGGTGGGCCCGCCGTCATTCGAGTGCTTTAACGATCAGATCGCGGATATCTCATTCAGCGTGAGCATTCTGGCCGCCCCGCCGGGCAACCAGGACGCACTTGACTACCTGATTACGACGGCAGACACCATTATGAATTCCCCGATCTCTGTTCTCCGTGGATCGCCTGGCATGGCAATCATCGGCGGGCAGGATGTACCAACGTACGACCTCACCGTGCGTGTCTCAACTGAGCGCGCCTAACCAAGGAGCAACCCGTGGCGACGACCACTTACCTCTCAAACCCGTACCAGGTGAGCGTCAACGCGGTTGACCTCACTGACAACTGTTCCAGCGCCAGCATCACGCTTGGCAACACTGCGCTCGACGCCACCGCATTCGGGGCCACCGGTCTTTCGATGACCTCTGGCCTTCAGACGGTTTCTGGCAGCCTCACGCTGTTTGCGGCCTACGGTGCCGGCGACGTGGAAGCGACGATTTACGCGCAGGTGGGACTTGGTACGACCGGTATCATCCTCCAGAAGGGAGCGACGCTTTCGGCAAGCAACCCGAAGTGGACGATCAGCAACTGCATGATCAAGGACTACCCCATTGAGATGAAGGTGGGCGAGCTCCAGATCATGACTGTCAACTTTGAGGCCGGTACTTGGGTGCGGGCCATCGCGTAAATCGACAAGGCACAAGGGGAACCATGCCAAGTGACGCAGTAGAGGGAAGCATCCGG